GCAGAACCTAACAAAACTAAGCGGAATTGATTGAATTGAAGAAGAAACTATGGAAGTCTCCCTGCAAGACGCTATCTTGCTCGAGCGAGTGGTTGACCCCAACTCGCACGAGTTTAAGGAGTTGCTTGGCAAGTTGGTCAGGAAAGTGGATGAAGGAGTCACGAGATCTGAGAAGCTGAATAAGATAGGCACGGATGCGAAGTTCGTGCTCCCCTATAGGGGCGATTCGGACACGGAGTTGGACGTTGAGTCCAGGTTACCCGTGCGGTTTTCGGACCGAGGGGTGTACCGCAATGGCGCCGCCTCGTTGGCCTTTTGTGCCGCTGACCTGTTGGACCTGATTGCTCTGTCATCGGGACGTAGGCGGATGACTGCCTCGTTGGTGGTGTCTGCGGAACATGCTTCCCTCCGTGAGGCGACTGTGTCCGCTGGTAGCGCCTCATCGGTGATATACTATTGTGGTCGAGAAAATTTGTATTCGCAGTGTGCGTCGTTGGCGGATAAGTTGGAGACAATGATATTCGATCACACAACTGTGAATATGTCCATAGACGAGTTGCTGAACTTCGCGTATCATGTCGGTGCGCGTGTCGTTGATGGGGTGTTCCCGTATCACGTGGCCGCGCGTAGGGGTTGGGATACCGTTGCTGGGTTGGGTAGGTGGTCTTATACACATTCCAACCATCATATCGTCATTGGACCGGATGATGACCCGTCGAGGCTTCTGAAGTACGAGCGTGGTGAGTATATGAAGTTTTTGGAGCCTAGCACGTGGAGCGGGCGCTCCAAGGAGTACTTCTATGAGATACGCAAGTGTCAAAACGGCCTGGCTACGTATAGGGCCGTTTACGTCGGCGACGAGCTGCCGCTCGGCGAACGGTTCGCGACGTTCAAGTTTCCAGTCGTGACTTCAGAAGATATGGTGTTGGTGACGATAAATAGGGAGCTAGCCGCTGGGAGTTTTGTGTCCCGGTCGAACAATGCACGCGAGCTGGCTGAGCTGTCGAAGAATTGCGCCATCGAAGTCAGGAAGGAGCTGTTCAGTTCCGCCGTCACGTACATTATGTCGTTGCAGAAGGACCAAGACATAGTCGGCAATGCTATCAGGTATATCCAGCAACACAATTATGTGGACCTGGTAGAAGGCGTCAGGGTAATACGGTGCCCGTCCCTCGGTTACGCTGATGCACTATGCGTGGCGATAGTTTGCGCGCTCGTTGCGTTTGATTTTCGGTGGAAGCTGACAGCCGAGAGCGTTCCAATAATTAAGAGGTCTGTAGCCGTGACAAAGATGGCGGAACACACTCCCTTTGGTGCATTGGGAAGGATAGCCTGGCTGTTTGGTGCGTATGTACAGGACACTACCGAGTCGTTTACGGGTAGGTTGCACGCGCGTGCTGCAGAGGCTTTCTATGGGTCGGAGTACATTCCTGGGGTGTGTTATGATGTGTATATGGATTCATCGTACCAGATGGAGGGGCAATGGATGGAGCCGCATCTACTTCAGTTGAAGGGCGCGGACTATGACAAGGAGACCTTGCTGAGTGCTCGGGACCCGTTCATAGGCTTCTTTGGGGATAACGTAGACACCAGTGCCCCCACGGCCATTCCGGTGCAGGAGAAGTCGTTGGGAGAGAAAATGTATAGTCCCCCGCCGTATGTGCCCAATACGGTCGCGGATCCTATAGCTGCCATGCAGGAAGCTATGGATGTAGCATTCCCGGGAAACTCCACGGCGCAACTGCAGAATGTAGCGGAGCTACGCAGGGTCAGAGATGTCAATATCAATACCGAGTTTTATGGTAAAGTTGAGATCAACAAGGACATTTCCGCACCAGAGCAGTTGCATCGAGATATGCCGCTTCGTACGTCTGCACTACCATCGTCCCGTACACCGTTGCTGGATGCCATTATGGCATCGGCTAAGAGGAATTTCAATCCTCCGGACCTCCAGATGCAGACGGCTGTCTTCAGTTATGCGAAGGAGTTGGCTGAAGAGTTTATTTCAAACTGCTTCGTCGAGGGATACAGCGATACGTTGCGGAAGGCCTATGAGAAGGATCCGATAACGTTCAACTTGACCGACTATATGGCGTGGCTCGCGAATAAAGACACCAGATACCGTTCGGCCTTGGAAGCCGAGTGTCCGCAGGAAATGGTTGAGCTTGAGCTGGACAGGTTTGACACGATCATCAAGAAGCGCATAAAACCGAAGTTGAGTACGCTCGCTCAGCATGAATTGGGGCAGCCGCAGGTCATAGTGAGCTTGTCCAAGAAGGACACAGCACCCTTTACTAGCGTCCATAGGCGGTTGTTTGAGAGGTTGGACGCCTCTTTGAAGCCGCAGTTCAAGAGTGCAGGCCGGTTGTCCGATGATCAGATATCCGAGTGGCTTACTGAAAATCAACCCCATTTGATTGCGTCTGTGGCTGCGGAGTTGGATTCCGGGAAATACGACAAGTCGCAAAATTTGTTGGCGAGACTCATTGAAGCGTTTGTGTTGGAAGCGCTGGGCTTGGATCCTGGCGTTAATGAAATACACAAGGATTCTTACGTGGGTAGGGTTTCGAGCCGTGCGTTGGGTCTGGCGTTTTCCTCGTATTACCAGATGAAGTCTGGGGCGCCTGATACGATGTTGGGGAATATAATATACAACATGGTGTCTGCAGGCAGGTCGGTCGGGTACAAAAACATAAAGTTCTTCATAGTAAAAGGCGATGACAATGTTTTGTGGTTTGTGTCTGGCACCAATATGTCGTTGGCTACGTCAAAGATGTCGAGTCTTTTTAACCTTGACGTCAAGTTGATTGAGGGCAGCGTGATATATTTTAGTTCTGGTTATCTCCTGTTTTTTGATGACAGGGGCTATTTTGCGCCTGATCCTCTGAAGTTGTTGGAGCTGCAGGGTGAGGCGGGTGCTTCTCCGGAGGTGTTGTCTGCGCAGTTCGAGTCCTTTAAAGATAGGTGTCGGTCGTACACGCGGCACCACCAGCTTCCTCGTGTGCTAGAGTTGGCCGTGCGTGCGCGACACTCGAACCCAGAGGTGCCGGTCGTGTCTTTGGTTGATGCGTTCTTGGCAGTCTCGACTGATTTTGAGGCGTATAAGCGACTCAGGTCGTATGTAAGGTAATTGCGGTTAGCCG